TGCGTGACGGCATGGTTTGCGTTGCGCGCGCTTGGGTATTCTACCCGTCGTCGCCGGCTGTTGGATGCGCGTGAAAACCGGAGCCTGGCGCGATGATCGGTTTGCTTGCACATCGGTTTATGCGCTCAGCATGGGGACGCTACCTCATGCTCGGGCTTGCCATCTTGGCTGGGCTGAAAGGCTGGGGCGAGCTCAGAGAGCGCGAGGGCAGAGTTGACGCTAAAGAGCGTCAATCGCTGGAAAACATCAAAACTATGAGGAGGATGCAGGATGCAGGCGCTGCCGTTGCTACTGATCGCCGGTCTGTCGTTACACGCTTGCGGAAGGGAAACTTCTAGCGTGCTGCCGATCGTGAAGGACTACCCGAACGCGGTCCAAGCGCAGGCCGCTGATGAGCTTGAGGCGCTGCCCGAGGGTTCGGTGCTGCCAGTGCTGATCGGCGACTATGCCGTGCTGCGTGAGCAGCTGCGCGCAGGCAGGGCGCAGTGAAATCGTCATATAAAAAAGGGTCCTTCCTCGGCCGGGAGGGCCAGTGGGTGGGCATGGTCGCAAAAAACAATTTGTGGGAGCGCCATTTTTTCCATTTCGTTTCGTTTTAGGAGCAGCGCTTGTCTGATCTGATTTCTTACACCGACGTCGAGATGTTGCCGCCTGATGACCTGACGCCCTACGACCGAAACTCGCGGACCCACAGCTCTGGGCAGGTCAGCCAGATCGCGGCATCGATCCGCGAGTTCGGGTTCACCAACCCGGTGCTGGTCGGCGAGGACGGTACCATCATCGCGGGCCACGGCCGTGTGCTTGCAGCCTTAGAAATAGGGATGTCGCAGGTTCCGTGCCTCAGAATTACCGGCCTGTCAGACGAGCAGCGGCGCGCCTATATCATCGCCGACAACAAGCTGGCGCTGAACGCCGGATGGGATGATGAGCTGCTGAAGCTGGAGCTCGGCGAACTGCGCGATCTGGGATTTGACCTCGGGATTGTGGGCTTTGATCAATCCGAATTAGACGAGCTTTTTGTCAATCTTGACGGCCTGGAAGAGGACGGAAAAACCGAAGACGACGAGGTGCCGCCGATCGGGGGGGACTTCGTTTCTCGGCGTGGGGATGTTTGGGTTTGCGGTGATCACCGGATCATGTGTGGGGACTCCACGGTCATATCTGACATCGAGCGGCTGATCGGTGACGAGCTGGTCGATATGTGCTGGACTGATCCGCCCTACAACGTGAACTACGAGGGCACAGCCGGCAAGATTGAGAACGACAACATGGGCGCGGATGCGTTCCTTGCCTTCCTGACCGACGCCTTCGTTTCTGCGTTCGCGGCCATCAAGCCAGGCGGTGCGCTCTATGTGGCACATGCAGACACCGAGGGGCTGCCGTTTCGTACAGCGTTCAGCTCCGCTGGGTTCAAACTGTCGGGGTGTCTTGTCTGGGTGAAGCCGAGCCTTGTCCTGGGCCGCTCGGATTATCAGTGGCGGCACGAGCCGATCCTATACGGTTGGAAGCCTGGCGCGCCGCATCGGTGGTTTGGCGGACGTAAGCAGACAACGGTCATCGATGCAGAAGATCTGCCGTTCGTCGTCAAAGAGGACGGGTCGCTGTTGATCGATACGGGATCCGGGCATCTGCGCGTCTCAGGTTCTGACCTTCAGGTCGAGGAGCTGGTGTCGTCGGTGCTGCGCCACGAAAAGCCGAGCCGCAACACCGAGCACCCGACGATGAAACCGGTCGGGTTGGTGATGCAGTACCTGAAGAACAGCAGCCGGCGCGGTGATCTGGTCCTGGATCCTTTTGGCGGTTCGGGGAGCACGATGATTGCGGCGCAGAAAATCGGCCGTGTCGCGCGGCTGATGGAGCTGGATCCACGGTTCGCGGATGTGATCGTGAAACGCTGGCAGGATTTCACCGGGGGACAGGCTGTCTTGGAGGGCACGTCCGATCGCTTTGATGATCTGCGCGGCAAACGTGGGGAGGCTGGCAAGTGACAAGGCGCGTAGGTTGGCTGCCCGCACTGGATTGCTCGGATGTTGAATGAGCAGCTCGGGCAATCCAACATATCCGGTCAGCGTGATTGCGAAACTGCTGAAGCTGACCGAACGCCGGGTCCAGCAGCTGTCGAAGGAGGGCGTGATCCCGAAAGCGGAGCACGGCCGCTATGAGCTTGCGGCTGCGGTCCAAGGCTATGTCGGGTACCTGCAGGAACGGATCGCACCACGTGGTGCCGACGGTGATCCCGAAAAGGCCGACTACCATACCGAAAAGGCGCGGCTGACCAAATCGCAGGCCGACATGGCAGAAATGGACGCGGCGAAGATGCGCGGTTCCCTGGTGGATGCCGTGCAGATGAAGGAGGCACTGGATCTGGTAGTCGCCGAGGTGCGCGCCAACCTTTTGAACAACGCGCCCACTCGGATCGCGGCGCGCGCGAAGTCAGAAAAGAAAGAGGCTTCGATCAAGCTCATCGCAAAGGAAGAGATCGGTGCGGCTCTGCGCAAGCTGTCGACCACTGATCCGACTTCGCTGGTTGGAGCTGACTGATGTCCTGGCCATTTGGTAGCGCCGCATTGATGGTGGCCACCTCGTTTCTCGCAGGTTTGGCTCCGCCCCCAGACCTGAAGCCGTCCGAGTGGGCGGAGCAGTCTGTTCAAATTCCCGTCGGTAACGCGATCCCGGGTCTGATCAGTTTCGACAACGCGCCGTATCAGCGCGAGCCATTGGACATGACGGCCGACCCATCTTGTCACCGGATCACGCTCAAATGGGGCGCGCAGGTTGGCAAGACGCAGCTGGCACTCTGTGCTCAGGGTTTCAAGATCGTGCATGACCCGGTGTCTCAGCTGATGATGCAGCCGTCGGAAGGCGATTTGCAGACATGGCTGACGACGAAGTTTAACCCGCTGGTCGAAGCCAACCCCGACCTTGAGACGCGGATCGCCACCCCGCGGGCGCGCAAGGGGGTGAACAACACGCGGATGAAGTCCTACCCGGGCGGCTTCATCATGTTCGCCTGGTCCGGATCGCCCAAGACGCAGCGTGGCCGGTCTGCGCCGTTCATCGTCTGCGACGAAACCGACGGCTACGATCGCACGGCCGAGGGCCATCCCGTCGGTCTGCTGTGGGAGCGTGCCAACACCTTTGATGATCAGCGTAAGCTGGTAGAGATTTCGACGCCAACAATCCGCGGGATTTCGTGGATCGATCACGCCTACGAGCAGGGGGATCAGCGTCAGTTCCATGTGGCCTGTCCGCACTGCGATGCCGTCCAGACGATCGAGTGGTCAAACGTCAAATGGCAAAAGAACGCGGACGGCGAGCACATGCCCGAGAGCGCCTATTACGAGTGCCGGGCGAATGGCTGTGTTTGGTCTGACACTGATCGGTACTTTGCCATCCGAAACGCTGAGCGGCTGGGGCATGGGTGGAAGGCAAAGAAGCCGTTCCGGGGGCATGCGTCCTATCATCTCAACGGGCTCTATTCCTGCTTTGTGAAGCTGAAGATGATCGTGCAGTCCTTCCTGGACAAGAAAGCGGCCGGGGATCTGCAGACCTTCGTCAACGTCACGCTTGCGGAAGCCTGGGAGGAAGAGGCCGAGACGCTCGAGGTCGAGCAGCTGATCGCGCGGGCCGAGCCGTTCCCATCGAAGGTTCCGATGGAAGTCGGCGTCCAGACGTGCGGTGTCGACATGCAGGAGGATCGCCTTGAGCTCGAGCGTGTCGGCTGGGGGTTGGGTGAGGAAAGTTGGAGCCTCGATCATCAAGTCTTCTGGGGCGATCCGCTTAAACCCGAAGTCTGGAACCAGCTCTTTGACTATCTCGATCAAACCTTCGAGCACGAATCCGGGGCGCAGATGCGGATTGCCTCTGCGTGTGTCGACACCGGTGGTTCTGGTGGCCTGACCCAAGCGGCTTATGAGCAGCTGCGGGGGAAGCAGCGGCGCAACATCTTTGCCATCAAGGGGGGCAAGGGGTGGGACAATCCGATCGCGTCTGCGCCGAAGAAGTCCAAGTCGGGTAAACGCGCGCGGCCGGTGACATTGTTCACGATCGGGGTCAATGACGCCAAGCTGATTGTGATGCGTCGGGCAAAGCAAGACACGCCTGGGCAGGGCTATTGCCACTGGCCTGTCGATCGGGATCCGGAGTGGTTTCACCAGCTGACGGCCGAGCGGTTGGTAACCCGGTTCGTGCGGGGCTTCCCAATCCGCGAGTGGAAGAAAACCCGCGACCGAAACGAGGCGCTCGATTGCCGGGTCTATGCCTATGCCGCGCTGAAAATCTTGAACCCGAATATCTTGGTGCGGCTGCGCCGGCTCAAACCCGACGACGATCATGTTGCGGAGGATGAAACGGTCGCGGGGGAACCGCCAGAGGAAGCGAAGCCAAAGGCTCGCAAGACTAGGCGAGGTAAAACGCGCCGCACACGACCTCGTGGATCAGGGCGGATCAGCAATAGGTAGTCAGGTTTGCTCCATCAGTTTCCCAGCTCAGTCACGGCCGGCTTAAGCATCAAGGCAGAGGTGCATGTCGATGCATATCCGGCACCCGAGTGGACATTGACGGCGATCATCCGTGGTCCGTCTTCGATCGATTTGGAAGCGGCACCGCTTGGGTCTGGGCATTTGTTCGCCGAAACCGCGGCCGTCACCTCGGGTTGGGACGCTGGCACCTATGCGGTGTCGGTCCGTGCCGTCTCTGGGGAGGATGTGCATGAGGTCGAAGCTGGCCAGCTGACCATTGCTGCGGATCTGGTGTCGGTCGATGCCGGGTTTGAGGCACGTGGTCATGCGCAGCGAGTGCTTGCCTCGATCGAGGCGGTCATCGAGGGCCGCGCCACAAAGGATCAGGAAAGCTACGCGATCAACGGCCGGTCGCTGGTCCGTACATCGATCGCTGACCTGTTGTTGCTGCGCGATCGGTACAAGCGCGAGATCGCGCGCGAGAGCCCCAATGGAAAACGCCGACGTCTGACCGGCCGGCAGGTTAAAGTGAGGTTTGGTCGCTGATGTTTGGTTTTGGTAAAGTGCGCGATTCCGGCGAGGGCAATCGCCAGGAGCCGAGCGCGCCCGTGGTCATGGTCGAGAGCTCGATCCCGAAGGTGAGCCGGCGCAATAAGCCGATGCGCCCCGCGGTGGGTAAGCGCGGGTTCGAT